TTCACAGAACCTTCATCCTGAAGTAAACTGACCGGCTTTACTACCCGGAAAGTGTTCGTGAGCACCCAAGATTCGAGAAATCGATGAAGCTATCACGAGGTATACTACGAGTCCGCTCGCACAGAATGCTGTGTATCACTACAGGCCTAAACTGTAGAGAGTTAAAGCTGTAACGACAGCCCCGCTGCTAGGTTTCCGGCACCTACGCACCGGGCGTACGCCCAAGCCGTCTCCGTACATTGTACGTCCCGTGGACAAAAGGCGTTTGCAAATTGCGCCTATTTGGACAATATTCGGAAGGCTCTTCCCCCGAAAGCATTTCAAGCATCACCTAAACGTTGATTTGTGGTGAACAACGTTTTGACATTAGAAGCCCCAATTGTGGGGGCTTGTCAGACTCGACAGGTGGTTTCTCCCGAAAGGAGTAACACTTGAATGTTAGTACGTGCCATGCACACTCTGAGTTTCTATGCACCAATTCAGGAATTCTCAGAGGGTAGGTTAAGCCCGACAAGGCTGACGCCGAGGAAGACGAAGTTTTTACACGCCCTTGCTGCTACATGATTTGTACAGCGGGACGTGTTGGCTTCTTGGATAGCAGGGACTTTTGACAATCACCAGATCGTTCAAAGTCCAGTTGTTTGAGATGCTAGCGCGTTTCGTTTGCCCAGAAAACTGCAAGCCCAGTACCGTGTTGCCTGGTAGGACCAGGAGCGTTAGGCTGAGGAAAAGCGAAAGCAAGAGTACCACCACGTTCAAGCACATGAAGACTCGTGATGCCGTGTTGCCCGGAAGGACCGGGAGCGTTAGGCCGAGTGCAGTATACGAAAACATTGAGTTACAGAGCAATCTTGAAGCCCGTGATGCCGTGCTGCCCGGAAGGACCGGGAGTGTTAGGCCTGGCAAAAACGTCAGAAGCGTCAAACGACGTGTGTCCGCCCCTAAGCGAGGGGGCCAGAAGGTCGGAGGACCAAAGTCACGCTCAAGGCGTTCCGGCGTGTCGACTCCTAGAAGGAGGAAGCAAGGAACGATGAGGAGGAAGGAATTCGATGATGATGACATAGTCATGGCCCGCGAAGTTGAAGATCGGATTTACAAAGCGAGGATTGGCCACAAGTGGGAGAACCAACCAGGGTTCGTAAGAGACCGAGGTCAATATGATGGGAAAGGAAGAAGGAAGCCAGGCTGGACAAGCAACGTTTCACGCATAGCCAAGCACGTCCGAATCCACCACGTGCCCATTGGATTCGCTTACACGTACGACAAGCCGCGAAAGACACCACTAGAGCCATTACGGAGTGCACGAAAAGATGACAGGCTTAGGAGGATGAAAGAAAGGCAGCGAGAAGAAGTTCGTTTGGCAAATGAGGAGTTTTTCTTAGGTCTCGAGTTGAGGAATATTAGCCGTAGTGCTGCTCGCCGAGAAAGGAGAGCACGTTCCGTGCGCATGCGAGCAATGGCAATTGACGGCGAGGGACCCGCTGGTGAGTACTTCCAAACGTTGCTAACTCAGGGCGGGCAAATTGCTCGCGAGACAGGCGTCGGACCGCGAGCCACCTCGGAGGACATGGCAGAATTGTTTGAAAAGGTGGAAAGGATAGAAGATGACGTGCTGGCAGATTACGAAGAATATCTGTGGGGACCGGCCAGGGAGTTTGAAAGAAGGATGTTCGGAGAAGAGATGGTTGAGTTTTTCTTGGAGGCAGAGTCAGCGTTCCTGGAATCGGCAGAGGAGCCAAAGGAAGAGGAAATAGTTGTCAAGCATTATGAAGAAGAGGAGCCGACGGAATCGTGGAGCGTTGTCCAGGAGTCAGTCCAGTTGGCCGTCGCCGGGTTTTTGAGTACGGTGGAATTTCAAGGTGGTCAATACGCCGAGGTGGCCCCACTGTTGCGAGATGTGAATGCAGCAGTTCTTGGGTTGTCTACGGCGCGACATTGGAGTGGCGTGGCGGTGCATATAATACAACTCATGCATGCCGTGTCAGTCAACATCGATTTGGCGACCGTGATGGACTATTTGAGGTCAGGCAACACACCCGAGGTTCAAGGAAAGGTGATGGAGGATTTCGACAGGATGATGGCATCGGAGGATGACGACGAGATACCATGGTGGATGAGTGCAACAGAGATCGTTCAAGTACTTATAAACGCCCCTATTGGCCAACGCGTCGTTAAGTTTTTGTCGCAGATTGTGGCGTTAAAGATTGTTACGAAGGAGAAACTGCAATTTGAGGTGTGGGGCATGGCGATGTTCGATTTGCCTGAGACGACCGGATGCGTGTCAATCGCCAACGCCATCGACATGTTTATTTCAATTGTGCGGCGCGCCCACAAGGTCATAGTGCAGTGTTTTTCAGAACAGAGCATGACGCCATTGGCATATGACGATTTGGACATTCCAAAGTTCGATAAGGCCTTCTTGACCATACAGAATTTGGGTCAAAGTTTGAAGCAAGGCAATTTGGATATGATCCATGATGTTTCGGAGGATGAGTTTGAAGACATGCTAAAGAAAACAGAACAGCTGGGCGACCGCATGCTCAAGAAGAAGACGAATGGCATGGTTAAGGAGCTAATTATGAAAAAAGTAGCGACCTTAGCGGAAATTCGATCACAATATGAGATGTATTCACGAGCAAAGGGTATCAAGCCTTTGGATTATTTGATGACGTTGTATGGTCCAACGGGTTGCGGGAAAACGGTCATGGCTTATCCACTCATGCAATCAATGCTAGCATACAATAAGCTGCCACACACAAGAGACAGGATTGCCACGTTGCAAGAGAGCGACAATTATGACACATTGGCGAAGTCGAACGTGCTGTGCTATTATCTAGATGACTTGGCGAACTTCAAGCTGAAAAATGGACAGTCACCTGCGCAGCTCATAATCCGCTTGGTGAACACGGCGCGGAACCCCGCTATTAAGGCGGATGTCGATGAGAAAGGGCGTGTCTTCTTTAACCATGCGTTCACGCTGATCACCACGAACGTGGAGATGTTCGACATCAAGGATGTGGCGAACTGCGAGTCCAGCATTCTGCGGCGACAGGCCACCACGACGCTCGTTGTCCCCCGACCGCACTTGTGCGCTGGAGACAGCATCATAATGAGCTCCGCCTTACAGAAAAGACATACGAGCATATTCGGGCGCAACAAGGGTGTTTTACAAAATTTTCAATGGTTCACACCTCGGCGAGTGGTTGTCACAAAGAGCAAAGCGAAGAACAGGGAAGACACGTCATACATTCCTGCCAGAATTAACAAGGCGGAATACCCGTTAACATTCGCTGCCGTTGAGAAGATGCTTGGCACGTTGATGATGTATTACTACCATATATCCGTACAGTTCCCGGACACTATCGACAACGTATACAACCATTTGAGAATGCCTGCCGACCAGAGATCGTACATGTATGCTTTTGACGCCCATATGGACTTAATGCAGAAAACTCCGAACGAGGTAACATTGCGTCTGGTTGACTTAACGGTTTTTATGACGTTTGTAAAGGAGGACACCGCCATACACCGGCTGCGTGAAGTAGAAGTTTCCAATCAGCAGCTTGATGAGAACAATTTTGGATGGTGCGAAACATGTGTCAGCCCTACGGCAACGTGCGTGTGTGGCGTAGATATGTCCGACAGGGTGGTGAAATACGATCAGATACCGCCAAGCGGATGGACGTTGTCGCCAGAGAGAGGCCTAGAGAAGATCGTCACAGAGCCTCCATCCATTCGCGTCGTGGATGACGAGGTACTCGATGAGGAAGAAGAAGACAGCAATGGAACGACGGGCGACATCGCGTACCGCTCGGGCGAGATTGAGCAAGACGACGATAGCGACATGGGAGATGTACCAGTGCAATTGGTCTCGCTGGAAGCGGGAAACGACATACAAATGGTAGATCTGAACCGCCAACAAGTGGCGGATGCTTTCATCACAAGTCCACCAGAGGATGACGGCCCACAGATCGAGATGACGGTTTCCCACGTTGGAGACGGATTTGAAGAGGATGACGAAACAAGGCCATTTGAGGAACTTTTCCAGGGATGGTCACGCGTTGAGGATGATGCAGAATTTGACCCAGGTGAAGGAGAAGTCACATGGGCCACGCGCGCGGCAACTGAGTGTTGGTATTGGCGTGCATTTTTTCTCGCCAAATGCCAGGATCTCCA